TATCTTCTTTAAAAAATTCGTATGTTCCATATTCTACTATTGAAGCACCGTCTAAAATATTCACTATTATGGGGAATAAAGGAATACCTGTAACCTCAACCACTTTTCCGTCCATATCAGATTTGAATCTAATATACTTCTCATTAAAACTCCAGAAACAATCATAATCAGCTTCTACGTCAAGGTAATCAACTCCAACATCCTGAGCGACAGTATCCACTTTTACACTTGGCGCTTCAGCAAACTTGTTAGCCAATGGAAATGCAATTTGTCCGCCTGTTCCTGTGTATGATTCAACCCTCACTTCACCTCGTTCTTCTGCTCCCCTAATGATAACTCTATTCCTTATTTGACTCAAGTCATCAATGATACTCAATGTGTTTTGGAGATATTTTCCATTGATATCTGTTACAGAAAATGGAGCTGGATTTTCATTCTTTTCAAAAAAATGGATGTCTTTTTCATAATCAACGTACCATGAATATCCCATCGTTTTTGCTAATTTGTCAATGCACGTTGTTACTGTCATTCGGTTAAATGACATTGTTTTAATCTCTATATCACAGTCAACATTTACCACAGTAAAACCATCCGTGTATTTATCAACAATGTCACCTATAATATAATTTATCGTCTTGTCGCTATACCTTTCCAATACTAATTTTCTATCAAGATATTGAGAGTAATCAATACAATGTGGAGCATAAACCACTATTTGTCCATCTCTGATTGACTTTTCAATACTCAATATTACCCCAGCAAATTCTGTCTCTCCATCTATTTTCATTATAACTTCTTCATTCTTCTTTGGCTCGAATCCCTTTGTACTATACTTCTTCGTTTGAAAATTAAGGACATCTCTTTGTTCGTTGATATTGTCCTCTTTTAAAATACTGTCTGAGATTATATCCTGTGTTTTATCCACACTATTTACAGTAATCTCTATGGTCATAATTTAAGTGTGTCTTTTAGTTTTTTGGCTAACATATCTCCCATTTCCCCTGCTACCATTTCGGACAGATAGTATCCTCCATTTATATTAATCACGATTGATCTACTTCCTCCATCAGCAGGTATTACAGTCTCTCCTTTATGTAAAAGGTATGGTTTGGTTTCAGATATATATCCGCCAGTTTGTTTTGATTCAAAAACATTGCTTATGGCCGAAACAACACCACCTGCTTTTTCAGAAACCCATGATACCCCTGATCTTACTTTATTATATGCATCAAGAAATGGTTGAATCTTTCTCATAAGCCAGTCAATAGCATTTCCCCAAACTTCTTTAACTCCATTCCAGAAAGATGTAAAAAATGTTTTGATACCATTGAATACTTTTTCTATCGTTCCCTTTACTTTAACAACCCATAAGTTGATCGTGTTTTTTATCTCGTCAGTTTTAGTTTTAAAAATTATTGTAATGGCTTCCCAAATCATTTTTGCATGTTTTACTATCGTGTCCCAATTCTTATACAAAAGAACTCCTATTGCGATAAGCCCAGTTATAATTATAATTATTAATGCCACAGGCGAAAACAATAAAGTAAACCCTGTAATAATAGCCGGTAATGCCATGCCCAATAATCCTACAACTGCGAGTAATCCTGAAATTGCAAGGGCTGCTATAGTAATATTTTTTGCTAATTTTGGATTCTCTGCAATCCAATCTCTTATTTTTTCAATAACAGGGATTATCTTATCAATTACCATTTGAAGAATAGGGATAAAAACTGCTCCTGCTGTTTCTGATAATTCCTTTGTTCTTTCTGCCAACAATCTCTGCCGGTTGGCTGCAGATTCTGATGTTCTTTCATAATCTCCAATGGCTTTCCCACTCTGTTCCATCGCTAACTGTAATGTGATCTCCGCTTTTGCTTGTCTTAATGCCAACCCTGTCAATTTGTCTTTGCCATCTGCTAATAATCTGGCTTTGACATCGGAGTCTAATATTTTAATACCTAATGCTACTAATGAATCTTTCTCGCCAAGCATTGCTTTTGTTAATATTCCACTTGCTCTTGTTGCTCCTCCTTCGAGGTTAGTAAAAGAAGCTAAATCGATAGCTAATTTTTGTGTCTTTTCTGATAGGCCCAATGCTGCTTCACCTGTAAATCCAAAGCCAGACAAAAGGTCTCCTGTAGATGACAAAAGTTCCTTTGCTGTTGATTCTGCAAGGCCCCAGTTATCTCTTAAATCTTTAGCGACCTTTTCCGCTGAATCCCCAATGTCATCAAATACAGTATTAAACTTGTTAAATATTTCCTCTGCTGCTACTGCACTTTGAGTAGATTTCCAAACCCCAACACCTATTGCCGCAAAGGCAGCAGTCCCAACAAGCGCCATCTTTTTAAATGCAGGCTGCATCTTTGCTATCTTCCCTTGCATACCATCCATTTGCTTACTAACCTGGCTAAAGGCGGCTTTTGTTTTATTCTCCGCATCTATAACGAATTGTAATCTATGTTCGGCCATATTATCCTAAACCTTTTATTTTATCTTTTACTCTTTTTGCATCGATCTCAGTTTTCATTTTAAGAAGTGAAATAAACCATTGGGGCTGAGACATATATTGTCCATAATCCCAACCCATAAGTTCACAGATTGATACCATTTGCATTTCATCTGTCAATTTCCCTAACCGATACCATCTACGAGAATCAATTAGGGCTTGGGAAAATTTTCTCCTGTACAGATCTCCTCTACTGCATTAATCACAAACAGATAATCATTTTTATGCATTGATTTAACTCTCTTAATGATGTCCTCTGTTTCACCATCAATAGAAACTACAACTGTCTTGATAGCAATGTCTGTTGATTCTTGCGTGACTTCTCCTACATTGATTTCACTCTTAACAGTCTTTACATTGCCTTTTAGATCAACGAGCATTTTAGCTCCGGTGATCGGTTTTTGAATCTCTTCGTATTCTCCACCTGTGATCCATTCTTTCACCACAACTTTACACTTCTTGAATGGAGTTATTATTGTTTTAGTGTCCATATTTAATTTTGGTTAAAGTTTAAGATTCAGGTGTTTGATACTCGTCAACGCTGTTTATTACTGTAACACCAATCGTTTTGTCAGTAAGATATTCAGCAACAAAATCTATTCCTTCTTGGGCCAGATCATCAATAGAAGCTTCCTCTGTCCAATTGTCTACTCTGAACTGTGGAATTGTAATCACTATTGAAGAAACAGGAGCTGCGCCTGTAAATGTGATTGTCAAAGATTGCTTAGTGAGAGTATCTGCAAAAGCATTTTTCTGAGTTTCACTTTCAAACAAGAGCTTGAAATTTCCAGAAACCTTGAATGATTTCCAAAGGATTCTATCGACATCATTACTCCCTGGAGCATAAATCATTTCAGCATTGTTTTCTATTCTCAATGTCAATTCTTTAACCTTAATTTCGCCTGCGCCAGTTTCAACAGTAGCATTTCTAAAGGTGAAATACTTCAAAGCTGTTTCTTCAGCTGGTGAAAATGTGTCTGTCGTTGGGAATTTTGACATAAGATTCACGCTCAACTTCGCTACGTCATCAGCAAAATTAAGTTCTAAACTATCAACCACTGAATTTGGAAACACAAGATCAGTTCCAACATTTCTTGCTCTCTTGATTATGGCTGTCAATGGTGCGTTCAAGTTTTCCTGTGTGATCACGTGTGTTTTTGGTGTTGTGCTATCTATCGCGCCTAAGGCCATAGCGAACCAATATGGAGCTGTTATTGGATCTAATACAACATCTATTTTACCGTCCCCCCATTGTTTGCCTACTACTGATTGACCACCCTCTGCGTCTCTTCTTCCCTTTGCTTGAACATCTCCGATTGGAGTGTGCCTTTCTTGTAAAGTGCAATCAAGGAAAGGAATTTGATGCTCAATGATAGCATCAGTATCTATCGTTATCCCTATTTGATTTCTTCTTCCTATATGACTCATATTATTATTATTATTATTATTTTATTTCGACCTTTTATATCGTTACATCTGCAAGTATATGAACTTGTAATGTTGTCTCTAAAATTATTCTTGTTGCCTCCGCATCATATCTCTTTTCTGTGCTAACCGGCAATACTCTCAAAACTCCATCTAATCCTAAATCATTATTTTCTCTAAAAAGAGTTTCTATCTTCCACGCTCTATCTTCTGTTGTAATTTCGGCATCTTTTTTGCCTTTAAATGCCTCTAACTTTTCTTGGACCAGAGTAATTTTATAAGTGAGATAAACACTATCCTGCGCATTAGTCAATTCAGAAGATTCGTTTCCTTCCCATGTTATGAAAGCGACGGGGTAACCAGTCGGATTGTTTTCTGGGTATTCAAAAACCTGTACAATATCATCTACGCCATCTAATAATTCCTTGATCTTTGTCTTAATTATTTTAATCATAATCCTCTATGTTCTTTTAATACTTTACGATCCAATTCTCTTTTTAATCTAACTGCTCCTTTATCATAAACAGCATTATATATATAAGGTCTTCCTCTCATATAGCGAGTCCCTTCGTGAACATGGACAGCATACTTAACGTCATTATATATTATACCCTTTAATTCTCTTTTGTTAAACTTATGTCCGATGTCTGCTCTTAATCTTCCTGTGTCAACTGGCGCGCCCATCATTGCATATCTTACTATTTCAAGAAGTCCTTTTTCGAAAACACTTTGAATATCATTATTTACAAGCTCTGATCCTCTGTTCATCAGTTCCTTTGATTTTCTATCTGCTATAAGTTTAAATCTAAATTCCATTATTGTGTTAATTTAATTCGTAGTTCCAAATGTGAATATCCAAGAAAACTATAACTCTCAACGCCGGTGACAACATATTCATTGTCTCCTTCAATTATCTTATCTTTCTCTTTTATATCATATGCATCAGAAAACATCAAAAAGTCTTTGCCATAAGAACCTGAAAAATCTTCTGTATAAGAATCATCTAATGGTTGTATATTGCATAAGACATTTTCTAATCCTGCAACCAAAGCATACTCCTCTATATCAGCAGGAGATTCTCCTGTGGCCGCGACAAGTCTGCGAACACTTATTGTCTTATCAAATAAATAGTCCATCTTAATTATATCTCTTATAAGTTTCTAAAATCTTTTTAGTGTTTTCAAAATCCTCTAATTGTTTGTCGTCTTTATAAGATACTGTATGTCTTCCCATTGTGATGCTACTTATTTCTCCTTCGTGACTTAAACTTTTATTAATGATCCCTGAAACTAATACAACACATGCAAAAGAAATGTTGGCCGGAACTTCTTCTGAATATCCCCATTTTGCAGTAACCGCTACGTTCTGATCACCCTTTGTAAATACTCCAGACTCTAATCTTATTGTCGTAGTTGGAAGTTTGTTTGATGGATATTTTAAATAATCAGTTGCTACTTCACTTATTTCAACGCCAGTTATTTCAATGCAATCAGCTATTATAGTAGAGTCTTCTCCATCGCCATCATATAGTTTTTCTGTTGCATCTTCGTCAGCAATAAAAAATCTTCCAGATTCTTGTTCTATATACTGGCTCATTTGTTCTATCCATTCTAAAACTTGCGGCTGGAAATATTCTTTAATTGTATAAAGTAGATAGTTTTGTATTTGCGCGATCGTACAATATTGTCTTGATGCCATGTTATTAATTATTTATTATTTATCTTGGGAAAGGAACATAAGGATTATTATCAAATTTATCGTAAGGGCTACTGTCAAATTTATCATAAGGATAAATTCGTACGTGGTAGAGTAAACTTTTTTCTATTGCTCCACTTATGATTATAGCATACTCCAAAGATTTTGTAATATTATCTTCTGTAGGAATTGTATACTTAAGTTCTTTTGTGATTACTACTGGTGCGAGTATCTTATAAACTAATTCCTTCTCAATCTTAGTGTCTGTAATTACTGTATACTTTAATGACTTAGTAATTCCCCCTGGAACAGACAAAATGGTATATA